ATGAAACACCCAACCCTGACGATAAGCCATTGGATGGTGAAGGTGGTAAAAAACCGACGGATAAAACCCTTAAAAGGAAGGTTTCTACGAAGCCAAAAAAAAAGAAAAAGAAGTAGTACATAAGGAGCAGGAATATTCCAATATTGATTGGGATAATCTCTCTAATCCGGATGTACAAACCGCTACCATCATCTATAACGACCGTATTAATACATGGCGTAAGATGAAGCAGCTCGACGAACAGTTGGAGACGAAGCCTACCGCACAAGCCGTAGCAGATATGGCAGAACTGCGCATCCGAAATCTTCAGGCATTCGCCGAGCTGCAATCATTTAATGATACGGGAAAATTTATTTGTAAACATCCTCTGCTTTTCGGACGTTCCGAGATTGCACAACTAATCAAACTATTGAAAGCGGATCCTGCGGAATTCTTACGGCAGCATAAAAATGTGTTGGATAATATCAAGCGTTATCGAGCATATCTCAAACGTACAGAGCGAAAGAACCGCAGAAAGCAAGATAAACAAAACCTCGAGAAACATCAGGAGCGGGAAAGACTCTTTAAAATGGTTCTCGAACAAAACAATAAGTAACAATGGAAAATTCAATAAAAGTTTTTAATTTGGGCAATCTTCCTACTGCCCCGCTGGATTCTTTTAATGAGCTTCAGGAAGATTTTAAAATATCTGACCCTGATAAATTATCGAAGCTACAGATGCTAATTATTACTCGTGGTTTCAAGTATTCATTTAAAGTATGGAAAGATCCTGGAGGGAAATTATGGATCATCGATGCGCATCAGCGTCGAAAGGCACTGCTCGGTCTACGCTCTTACGGATTCGCTATCCCTGAAATTCCTTATGAAGAAATTCAGGCATCCGATAAACGTGAAGCGGTAGAAGAGATTGCTGCCTATAATTCCGAGTTCGCGGCAAAAAATCCGGATACACTGTTATTCAATAAATACGATATAAAACCGATAGACCTATCCAAATTCAATTTAGGTTATGAGGTAAAAAAGACGGATTTTTCTATTGCCGGAGATAAATTGTTTTCAACGGAAAGTGAGAGTGCAGAGATTCAGGAAGACGATATCACGCTTTCTACGAGCAATGACTTTCCACAAAATTTTGTTCTTCCCGGTGACGTATTCTGTCTTGGCGGTAATAGGCTGATGTGTGGCGATTGCCGCTCAAAAAAGGATGTACAGGTTTTAATGAATGGACGCCTTGCCGATATGATTCTTACCGACCCTCCCTATAACGTAAACTATGAAGGTGGCAACGACCAAAAGATGACCATTCAGAATGATTCCATGGAAAAGGATCTCTTCTTTCGGTTTCTTAAGTCTGTTTTCGATATAGCATTCTCTGTTCTTAAGCCCGGCGGTTCTTATTATGTTTTTCATGCAGATACCGAAGGAGAGAACTTCCGACGGGCTATCAGGGAGGCAGGATTTAAAATTGCTCAATGTTGTATTTGGGTGAAAGATACATTTGTTATGGGTAGACAGGATTATCAATGGCAGCATGAACCTTGTTTGTATGGCTGGAAGCCCGGAGCTGCACATTATTGGAATGCAGACAGGAAGCAAACCACGATATGGAACTTCGATAAGCCCAAAGCAAACCGCATCCACCCCACGATGAAACCAATTGCATTAATGGCTTATCCCATAAGTAATAGTACGAAGCATGGGGAAATTGTCGTGGATTTGTTTTCAGGCTCGGGGTCAACCATAATGGCATGCCAGCAAACCGACCGTATTGGATATGGTATGGAAATCGATCCGAAATACGTGGCTGTCTCAGTTAAAAGATTTATGGCGATGTTTCCACAACAGCCTGTCTCGCTGGTGAGAAACGGAGAAACACTCTTGCCTGAAGAAACAAAACGTATTATATCATGTCAGAGTTAGAAAAAATAGTTACCATTCTATCCGATGAATATGTACAGTCGGTGCGGACATTCGGTGCGTTAAGCTATACTCCGGAACGTATCTGCCGGTTGCTTGGACTGAAGAAAGATGAAAGTATTGTATTACTGCTACGTATAGAAACTCCCGGCGATGTCTATTATGAAGCCTATCAGCAAGGCTGTGCGCTGGGGGAATATAATATAGATGCAGAGCTCGCCAAAAAAGCAGAGAAAGGCGATATTGAGTCCATTACACTGTTGGAAGAACGTAAAAATGAGCGTTCTGAAAAAGATATGCGATTTAAACTGTTTGGTATATGATGAAAAGTGACATCGAGAAATTAGACTCCATTCACCCTGACCTTATCTCTACATTTCTGACGAATGGAGACTGTGAAGGTATTCCTGCTGAGATAAAAACCTTCTTACAGCAGTTGCAATGGTCTGCCGAAATCTTCGAATTTGAGCGGAACATAACTCGGGCGGCAAAGAAACTGCGTCTGCGCATTAATGCCGAACAGCACATCAAAATAGAGGAACGTACTTGTATGGCGAGAATCTATCAAGCCATCAATTACTTCCAAGTTGATTGTAATGTACCTATCAAGGTATGGGAAAGCAATTTTGCAAATAAGTATGAAGACTTAGCAAGACTGTGTGCCCAGCGACGTGACTATAAGGGAATGAAGGCTTGTTATGATGCTGCTTTGGAGTGTCGCCGCCGTGCATCGGAGATAGCCGAAGCCGACCGCGATCTCGGTGTTACTTTTATTTTTTCACCTACTATTACTGCAGAAGAACTCGGGTTCTCAAAGAAAAGTCTCAAAGAGATTGCTGCCAAACACAACGAGGGATTCTATATCACGCTTATCGATTCGCTTCCGATAGAAAGGAAAGAGAAAAAGCGTCTGCTCCGCGACTCGGATATACAAGACGCAGAAATATTACAAGATTTACCCAATGATTGAAAAGGAAAGATCATCACAGAATTTTGAAAACTTTTTCCTAAACCACGTGCAACTTCTTGCCAATCTGATAGATCCTAACATGCTCTATACAGAGTGGGCGCGTGCTACAGGAAAGACAGAGGGCGTCATCGTTCCAAGACTCATCCGTGTGGCGAATGATATGCCCGGCGAGTTGTCATTCTTGGTCCACAAGACATACGTTGCATTGATGACAAACGTATGGCCCAATATTCAGGCTTCATTCTCACGTCCCGTCATCGTGAATGGAAAGCAGCGCCCAATGCTGGAGTATGGAATTGATTATGTTGTGGGCGAGGCAAAATTACCTTCTCACTTTCGCCTTCCGCGCTATCCCGTTTCCTATGCCAAACATTCGGTTATCTTCCGTAATGGTGCGCACCTTCAGCTGGTATCTTCCGACCAGCCGGAAAGTGTTGCCGGACGCAACGCTGTTCATGCATTCATTGAAGAGATGAAGCATAACAGTGGAGAACGGCTCAAGTCCCGTTTGTTTCCATCGCTTCGAGGTGGTGGTGCCGAAATACGAAAGTCTGCCTATTACGAAGGGGTTACAGGTGTAAGCGATACCGCCCGCGTCGACTTGGGCGAAGATGACTGGTTCGAAGAGTACGAAAACAAAATGGACCAGCAACTCATCGACGAGATTGCATCTGTAGCATTGGCTGTCAATGCATCTGCATACCGTCTTTTCACCATGCAACAGGAACTCCGACAGACGAAGAACCCTGTTTTGATAGAAAAAATACGCTTAGAAACCCAAAAGCAAAATGCGTTTGTCAATCGGTGGAAACCCCGACTGGCAGATATGCGTCGCAATGCCATCTATTACATTCGGGCATCATCGTTTTGTAATAAGGACATTCTCGGTCCCAAATTCTTTAAAACGCAGCTGGATACACTGGACATGGATGAATTTCTGACATCCATCTGCGCCATACGCCATAAAGAAGTGACAAACAAGTTCTTTACAACGTATGATAGAGAAAAACATCAGTTCAAGGATAGTTATATTTACGATCAGATATTGAAGTTTGACTTAAAGAATAGCTTCACCCTAACGGCTCGTTACCTACAGCATTATGACAAAAACGAGCCTTTATATATGGGATATGACCCGGGTAATTTTCAATCGCTCATTGTTGCACAAAAGAAAGATTATGGGCGACGATTGGATGTCATTAAGGAGTTCTGGGCTTATATACCTGACGACCAGCAAAACCTTGCACAACAGGTTTATGCTTTCTTTGGTTCAGATGCAATCGATAAAACCATACATCTTTATCCCGACCGTGCCGGTAATAAAACAAAGGAGGAACTGGAACAGATAACCACCGACTCTCTTACAATGAAGTCTGCATTAGAGTCTTATGGTTTTTCCGTCATTCTCTATAATGAAGGGCAAGCAACGATTTACCACTGGCAGCAGTTTCGTTTGTGTCAACTGCTCTTTGCTGAAAAACTTCCATTACTGCCAAAAGTACGGATAGATGAGAACGAATGCCCGAACTTGTGCAGTGCTATTCTTATTTCTCCGCTAAAGAAAACCAACGGAAAAATAGAATTGGACAAAAGTTCGGAAAAGAAAGAAGGACTTAAACGCCGCCCTGGACTCACTACCCAATTACCGAGCGCGGCAATATATCTGTTTTACGGTCTTTTTTCCGACATCATTAAAAAGGAATTAAGCAGCTATCCCGATAATCTACCCGAAAACGTAACGATTTAAAGGGTGATATGGTTTGAAAAGTAATACAATAAATCAATAAAATAAAGGAATATAGGAAATTATTTACAAAGGTAAAAAACTTAATTCTTTGATATTCAATGCTTAATGATGTGAATATATGAAGCGAGAAAAAATAAGCGACAGAAGACACCACGCACCACTGAGTTTTGATATTGCGGTGCACCCATATAAAAGCACGGAAATATGACGCCGACTTCACTTTTCGTCCTTTGCTCCAAAATTACAAAATCATAATTTCGCATCAATGGAAGAAACTTTCGTAATGAATGGTATTGATGCCATGCAGTGGGCACGTGAGATAAGTAAGTTACCTAATGGTAAGTTCACTCTTTGCTTCTTCCCTTATTCAAGGTCGCGAGGGGTGGCAGGAGATGAACTTATGGTTAAAGAAGGCTGCAAGTTCCGTGCTCGGTTACCGGAAGATGTTTTTGCGGTAGACTCTGAGAATTATTTCCTATTTACGGATCAAGATGGTGAGCCGAAGATGTGCTACAAAATACTCATCAGGTATATGGGCTTTCCACAAGACGGTTTTAAATTGCATAAAATAAATTGGTTATGAACAACGATAGAATAGAGCTGCACGGCAATGCAGGAGTTTATATCACCGATGGTAATGTTCTTTCCTTACAAATAGGTGAAGGCGAGCAGCTGTTTGCCAATCCGGGACTTTTTATCCCTCGTGCAGGCGAACTTCAACAATATGAGCATCAGTGGCTCAGTGTTAATGGTTTTCAGATATGTATGCGGGGGATGAACAATGCATTGTGCGATGAAGTAACAATGGAAATCAAGCAGAACCGCCTACTACCTCGCTTATATAATAAGGAAATAAAGATGCTGTACGGACATGGGCCTTGTGCGTATATGCAGACAATCAAGGATGGTAAACTCAAGAGAGAGTATGTATCCTTGCCTGAATGGGAAGATTGGCTCAATACCTGGCAAGAGCGAGGCATTGAAACTACAGCACAAGAGTTTGCTAAAGCATGCATCAAAAACTTCTATTACTTTGGCGACTTCTTTGCAAAGTGGCGTTTCTCTCGGGGTAAGCGTCTCGGCATGATGCCGGTATCAGGTTTGGAGATATTAGAGAATAAACATTGTCGCCTGGCAACAACCCGACAGGATGTGGCATACGAGCAAATCTATTATAGCGATTTCCGTCATATAGCTGTTGGTCGCTGGACCTACGGACTTGGGAGTTATAAGATCTACCCCAAGTTCAGTCTTTCGGATATAGACAGTTACAATTTTGCCGCTGTATCTCACCATCGGGAGAAATCTGTCGATGAGTTCTACGGCGTGAATGAGACCCACCAGGGTGCTCGTCCCTACATTCAGGGTAGCAATCAAACGGCAGGGTACATCAATTCATTCTTAAAGAATTCATTGGCAGCGAAGATTCACATTATCATACCGAATGCCTGGGTAGTGAGTAAGCGGAACCAGCTAATGAAGCTCACAGAAGAAAATAAACGCCGTGCATCCAAGAAGGAGGAAATGATAAAATACAACGGTATTGAGATTGGAACGGAATATCGCGAGTCTCTATTGGTAGAGTACATGCGATTAGAGTTGCGCAAGATAAGCAATTACCTTAGCGGATCCGACAATCAGGGCAAAGCCTTCTCTTCCATCTCCTTTTTCGAAGGAACGCAAGAGCAGCAGTGGAAAATCGAAACGATAGATCTCAAATATAAAGAATACATCGAGGCACTTATCGCCTACGATAAGCGTAGCGAAGAAGCCTTACTCTCCAGTGTCGGACTCGACGCTTCTATCTCGGCCGTTAGTAAGGACGGTGTGATAAGTAAGTCGGGTTCCGACGCTTACTACAATTACCTTATATATATAATGTCGCTCACCTCTGAAGACGAAATCTGCGCCGAACCTTTCAATTTATCGCTCAAACTGAACTTTCCGAAGCTATACAGGCAGGGATATCGCATAGGCTTCTATCGTGAGGTACCCCAGCGACAGGAAGATATCTCACCCAAGGACCGACTTAACCAGCAACAGGCATGAATATTTTAAGAACCATTTTCAAAGATCTCTCTACCTTTACCCGGTATGCGCCCGGCGTAGAGACAAACATGAGTCTTGATGATCTTCAGGCTTCAGGACTTACCGCCCGTAAGCGAGTAGAATCCATCATTACGGCAAAGGTTTTTTCCGCTATATTGAAAGAACCTGACGACGCCCCGCTTCTCGACGCCCTGCGCTCGGGAATGGCCAATATTACCATGGCTACGCAGCTTATCTTCGACAGCATTTCCCGGCGCAAAAACAATGTGGATGTCTACAAATACGAGTTGGAAGCGATGAAACGCTCCTATATGGAGAACTATTCCAATGCCATGAGCACCATCGTTCAGTTGCTCACGGATAAAGAACCCACCAAAGACGAAACCGATACACCGGTAGCTCTGTGGCGTAAATCCCGCTACTACCGACTTATCGAAAGTTGTCAAATCAAATCTGCCGACGAGTTCGATACCATCTACCCCATCGATTTATCTTACCTCTTCTTCTTCCGACTTATTCCCCTTCAAAAAGAAACGCTCGACGAACGGCTTTCCGTTTATTACGATAAGCTGACATCGGATAACCGCGCCCATCTCG